AATGGTACTACTTCTATTCAGGTTCCAGACGGTAAACATGATGATAGAATTATGTCATTAGCATTATCTGTTTGGCAAATACCAACTCAACCAATAAGAATAAATCAATACTCAAATCAATCAGTTTGTGGAGGTGTAGAACCAATGTACCCAGAACTTGGGATTATGTAATATGAAAGAAAATAAAAAATGTATAGAATGTAATAAAAAATTTTACAAAAAATCTTCAGAATCAAAAAAATATTGGAATACTAGGAAATATTGCTCAATGAAATGTCAACACATAAAGACATCACAAAATTTAGTTCATGGTATTAATAAGGGTAAAAAATTAAATTTATCAGAAGAAGGTTTAGCCAAGAGAAGATTATTAGTTAGTGGTAGTAATAACTATTTCTGGGAAGGAGGAAAATCAAACTTAAGAAGATAAATAATAAATTTATTTGAATATAGACAATGGAGGTCTGATGTTTATCATAGAGATGATTTTACTTGTCAAAAATGCAACATAAAAGGTGGAAAATTAGAATGTCATCATATTAAAGCTTATTCAAAAATTATAAGTGAATATGATATAAAATCAACAAAAGAAGCACTAACTTGTGATGAATTGTGGGATATTAATAATGGTTTAACACTCTGTAAAGACTGCCATAAATTAACAGATAATTATGCGAATAAATCAAAAAACCCAGAGTTAGGACTCTAATACTTGACAAATAATTTGTTTTGTGGTATAATGTGTGTACAAATTAAATTTTTAATTAATCTAAATAATGGATAAACAACAAATCGTAGCTCAACATATTAAAGATAAGGAAGATTCCATTAAATTTAAGGAACGTAGATTCCAACAATGGAATGAATCTTATTCTTTATATAGAGATAAGATAAATATAAATAGATTGACACAACGTCAACCTATAAATATTCCTGTTATTCGTGAAACAATTCAAACTTGGTTATCTAAGATTGACGAAGCTCCAAAACTTAAATTTGAAACTCGCGATAAAAGCAATAAAGATAAGGATGCAGAAATAGTAATGAATGAATTATATTCATATTATTTTGATAGACTAAAATTAGATATTTTAGATAATGCAGAAAAGAAAATAGTAGGTTTACAAGGTAGAGGATTTAAAAAGATTGGTATATCAAATGGTGAAGTATTCATAGATTTGATTGACCCTTATGATATTGAAATAGACCCACGTGTAAACCCATTAGATATTGAAACAGCTACTTATGTTAAACAAACACATATTTACCGTTCTCTTCGTGAAATTTTATCTAATCCTAAATATAATGGAGATGCTAAAAGAGATTTAAAGATTTATTTAGACTCAAAAGCTGGATTAATAAAAGCAGCTACAGATGACCAATCATATCAATTACGTAAGGAAAGATTAGAAAATCTTGGAGTATCAAACTTTGACCAATATCAATCTTCTGATATTATGGTTGAACTAAATGAATCTTATGATTTAGTTTGGCATGATGATGTTAAAAGATTTATTCGTCATATTAGAGTTATAGCAACTGACTCAGTACTTTTATTGGATATGCCTTTAAAAGAAGCTATAGGTATTAAAAATATACCAATAGTAACTTGGGCTTCTGACCCTGATGCTGTAGATTTCTGGAGTGATGGTATAGCTGATTCAGTTAGAACTATTAATAAAGTTATCAATATGTACTTCTCTCAAGACCTTGAAAGTAGAACATATAGAAACTTCGGAATGTATTTCTTTAATACAATGAATGGAACATTCCAACCTAGAGCATTTGACCCAAAGCCATTTGGAATGTATGGTGTACCAGGAAATCCATCAGATATTGTTAAACAACTAGAAATTCCAGCTCTTAATGATACTAATAATCAAATTTCTTTCTTAAAGGATTTAGTTCAATCTTCAGTATCTCAAACAGCTTTAGAAAGAGGTGTTAAACAAGCTGGTGAACAAACTTTAGGACAAGTACAACTTTCTTTACAAAATTCAAGTCAAAGAAATAGTGTTGTTTCAAAAAATTATCGTAAAGCTTGGAAAGAACTTGGATTCTTATTTTATGAACTTCTAAAAAATAATAAAACAGGTGTTGTAACTCTATTTAAAAAGAGTTCAGATGGAAACTATAATGCTAAAGATATATTTACAAGTGATTTCTTAACTCCTCAAGGATATGAAATTAAAGTAGAAGTAGAATCTGAAGCAAGTGCAGCTGATGACTTTGACCTAAAGAAGATTCAATACATTAAAAATTCTTTCGCAACAAATCCAGTAGCATTAATGATTGCAAAGAAGAAAGAATTAGAATTAATGGATTGGACAGATGATGAAATTGCATCAGTAATGGCTCAAGAAAATCCTCAAGCACCTCTTAATACTCAACAAGACGCACCTAGTAAAGTTAATAACCCACAGGATAGTGTAGCAAATACAAATGCACTACCAGGAAATATATAATATGTTACAAAAATATTTAAAAAAATTAGGACTTAGTTCATTCTCTGACTTAAATGAAGAAGAAAAGAAAACATTTCGTGAATGGGAAGAAGCATTAAGTGGTAAAAAATTGACAGATAAAGAAGTAGAAGATTGGTTAAACGCAGAATATGATATAGCTACTTCTAGAATTTGTGAAGAAGGTTTAGATAAAGATGTGATAACATTCAGACAGGTCGAAATACGCTTCATTAAAAAAATTTTAAACTTTATTAGTAGTCCAAAGGTTGCTCAACAATTTGCTGAGAAATCAATTAAACAATTAATAGATTAATTATATGGCAAAGAAACCAATGAAAAAAGGAGGAAAGAAGTGTTAACTATTTAAGTTCTATGTGGGTTATAGTACCCCTTAAAAAAGCTATTAATAAGTAATATGCCAAACCTCGAAAGAGACGGCACAAACATTATGACACAAGAAGAAGCAAACTCTGTTTTAAATAACGGAACGCAAGTAGTGGATACTATAAATCCAGAAATAGCTACAGTCCCAGCTATTGATTATGAAAAGAAATTTAGTGAGTCTTCTAAAGAAGCTCTACGTCTCCTAGATGTACAAAAGGAGAAAGATATTGAAATCGAAAGATTGATAATCGAAAATGAATTACTTACAAAAGGCAAAGGTTCAAATGATTTTGAACCAAACACAGATAATCCTTTTCCAGGATTTGAAGAATTAGATGATAGTGCAAAAGAGCAGTTTATTAATTATACTAATGGGATAGTTTCTAAGGCTACTCAAGAAATTAATAAAGACCCTGCTATTGCCTTCGCAAGAAAGCAATTTAATACTCAGAAATGGGAAACTGCACTAAATAATGCTATTCTTAAATATCCTAAATTAGCTGAATCTAAAGATGAATTTAGAACAAAATATTTTAATGTGAACAATGTTCCAGAAAATATTGATAATATCTTAATTGATGTTGCTAAAATACATCTATTCGATTCTTCTATGGAAATAGGAGCTAAGGATGAATCAGATAAAAATTCTCGTATTGAAATTGAACGTAATACTGCTGGTCCTAAAGAACCAAAGGTAAATCGTTCACTTGAAGATTGGACACGTATGCAACAAATGGAACCTCAAAAATTCCTTTCACTTTCAAAAGAGTTCAATGAAGATATGGCATCTGGTAAAATCTAAGGCTAAGTTATTTGTGTCATTAATAAATATTAATTTAATTTAACAATATGGCAAACAATTTAGCGGCTTTTACGCCCACAAAATATTCTCTTAAACTTATAGAAATTCTATATAATGAGACTATTTATACAAAAATAACAAACACAAAGTACGAAGGTACTATTAAGGAAAGTGGAGATAGAGTTCGTGTTCGTACAGCAGGTAAAGTAACTCTTAACGATTATACTAAAGGTATGACTCTAGTTAAGCAAGACCTTAACCCAACTTATGAAGATTTGATAATTGATACAATGAAATACTTCGACTTCGGAGTTGACGATGTAGATAAGATTCAAAACGATATAAGTGCTATTAATGAATATGCTCAAAGTTCAAAGGGAGTAATCTCTGAATACCTTGACGCAGCTCTTCTAGGAAAGATGGCAAAAGGTGTCAACGCTTCAAACGTAGTTGGTACAGCTTATGCAACAGGTACAGCCGCAGTAGCAGCAACAACAGGTGTTGTTACAGGTACTGGTACAACTTTCACAGCAAGTATGGTTGGTGGAACATTTACAATAACAGGTTTGTCAAAATCTTACCTAGTTACTGCATACACATCAGGTACAAGTATAACTATCAAAGACCTTGATGGAGTTGCTTATACAGGAGGTGCAGTTTCAGCAACAACTTACTCAATCGCAGGTGCGGTAGCTATTGCTCTTACAAAGTCTAACGTATATGCAAATATAGTTGCTCTTCGTACAGCTCTAGGTAAGTCTCTAACACCAAAAGCAGGTCGTTTCTTGGTTATAAACTCTCAATTCGAAGGTTTACTAATGCAAGCTCCAGAATTTATTCCAGCAGTAGGTGATTCTTATAATAAAGTAGTTGTAGGAGGAACTATCGGTAGAATAGCAGGATTCGATGTTTACACAAGTGAACTTGTTCCTGGTGATAATACAAATGGTTACTGGTTCTTAGCTGGTACAACAGAATACTGTTCATTTGCAATGCAAATCAACAAAGTTTCTGTTATCCCTTCTGAAGCAGACCCAACATCATTCGTATCTACATGTAAAGGACTTCTAGTATGGGGTTCAAAGATTTTCGAAGGAAATCGTGGTTACGGTGCAGTTCTACGTGCAACATTGGCTTAATAAACCAATAGTTCTACTCTACTCATCTCTTAGGAGGTGGGTAGGAATAGGATTATTAGATAATTAGTATAATAATAAAATGTCAGCATTAACAACAATACAAATTTTAAACTTAGCTAGAATTAAATTACTTGAAGCAACAAGTGAAATTATTTCAGATGATACTATTTTAATTTATGCTAATTTAGCTTATTCAGATTTACAAAAAAGAATATTCACTAATGATAAAATACTTTCTGCTACATTAACTTTTACTAATGGAGTATCACCAACACCAACATTATTTGGAACACTATATGGTTCAGGACAAGATTCTAGTAATAATATTTTTGAAGAAGTATCTATAGAAGATTTTGATAATAAAGTTCAATATAATATGATTACAGTTGAAGGTGGAAATATTAAAATATATCCAAATACAACATCATCTGTAAATATTAAATATTATCCAACATTCGCTACTCTTACTTCTGGTAGTAATCCATCAATAAATGAATACTTCCACGAAGCAATAGTTTATGGTATTCTAGCTAGAGCTTTTGAAGATTTACAAGACCAAGAGTTAGCATCTTTTTACGATGCAAAATATGAATCAATGATTACAAAAAAAACATCAATTCAAAGTAATTATGAGGAAGTAAATCAAAGAGGTGGAGTAATGTTTTCATACCAAAAATTAATTTAATATGCCATTAAAAAAGAAAAAATTTTCTATTGTTCAAGATAATATGGTTAATGCCATAGATATTAATGACAATAAAGGTAGAAGTATACCTATAAATATGAACTTCATTGAAAATGGGTATCTTACAAAAGATACTGGTTTTTCTTTATCTGGAACTACTGAAACTACTTCAATACACTCATTATTTAATTTTGAAAAAAAAGATGGTACATCATTCTTCTTAAGAGTTAAAGATAATTATTTACAAAAATTTAATACTAGTACAAATCTATGGGAAAATACAAGTAAAACTGTTACAGCTGGAGCAAAGTTTGGTTATATAACTGATAGTGCTGGAGATGTTATGTATGCTTGTAATGCAGTAGATTCTATGTGGAAATTTGATGGTACAACATTTACTGATTATGCATCATCTCCAAAAGGAAATATTTTAGAAATATTTGAAGATAAATTATATGTAGCTGGTGTTACAACTGAACCAAGAAGTGTTTACTATTCTAATTCAGGAGTACTTACAACATTTACAGGTACTGATGTATTTAAACCATTAGGAACAGATAAAATAACTTCATTAAAAAACTATTATGGTTTCTTAATTGTATTTAAAGAAAAATCTATTTGGAAAGTATCAAGAGTACAAGATACACTTGGAACTTACTATAATAAACAAGAACTTCAATCTGGTAATTATGGAGCTTGTTCAACTAAAGCAGTATCTTGGGTAGAAAATGATATTTGGTTCTTTACAGGAAAAGAAGTAAGAGCTTTTGGATTTAAAGACCAACAAACAGGAGTTCTTGGTATTAATTCATCTGTTTTATCAGAACAAATAAAAGAATCATTAACTAATATAAATCAATCTAATTTTTCAAATGTAGTATGTTGGTATAATAATCGTAGATTTTATTTATCTGTTGGAATATCAAGTTCAACTACAACAAATGATACGTTATTTGTGTGTCATACTCTTTATAATAATTCTTGGACAAAATATCTAGATAGAGATAAAAGTAAATGTTCAGAACTATTCTCAATAAATAATGTAATGTATTCAGTAAAAAATGTTACTCCTTTTTCTGTTATTAAATGGAATGATTCATTAATAAATGATAATGGAGTTGCTATTTCATCACAAGTTACATTTAAAAAAATAGAAGATAAGGACTTTAACTTATTTAATATTTATAGATACTTAGACTTAATGTTTAAGAATCTACAAGCTAAAATTACAATCACAATTTACCAAGATAAAGCTGATTTAAGAACTACAATGGGTAAAGTATTTTATATTGGACTTGGTACAAATGATATGTTAGCTACAACTGGACAAGTACCATTTGGAGAAAACCTAGTTGGTGATGGATTTGGACAAAATCCAGAATCTTCACCATTTATTAAAAGACGTGTATCATTCTTATCTAAAGCTCAATCAATTACAGTACAACTTTCAAATAGTGGATTAAATGATGTATTTACAATATGTCAATTCGCAGTTACAGGAATGAAAGAAACAAAAGAAACATTTAGTCCTGATGGAATTGTAAGTGTTAAATAGTTGACATTATTAATAAAATATGTTATAATACAATAAGATGTCAAAAATAATTCAAAATTACTATGTTCAAAAATTATCTCTAGACTGGTCTATAGGGACTGGTATATTTTATGTTACAACAAAACCAACAGTTAGTGATGGTTGGTTAGTTATATCTCCTAATAATCCTAATATAGTTGAAATAGTAAAATTTACTTCTACTGGAACTGATATAAATGGAGATTATATTTATGTTAGTCAAAGAGGAGTAGGAGGAACTATAGAACAAACACATACAATAGGAGAACCTATTCGTATGAACATTACTGCTGAATACTGGAAAGAAATGACAGATGATATTACTAATATTGTAGCAAGTGGTGTTCCTAATGCAAATACAACAACAATGGGAGGAGTAGAAGAAGCTACTGCTTCTGAAATAGATGCTGGAACACAAAATGGTTCAACTGGTGCAGAATTATTTATAAATCCAAAATTATTAAATGATGCACATAATATTCCTTTTGTAGTTCCTGGAACTTCGGAAAATATAATATCATCTAATGGTACAGATTGGATTAGTAGTAGTAGATTTAGAAAAAGTGTTGCTTCTAATAATTTAAAAATAAATAATACTACTGAACAACATACTTCTACTACTGGACTTGAAAAATTAAAAGAAGTAATGGTATATCATAGTGGAGTAATTAGAATAGTATTTGATTTAAAAGCTGGAAATGGAATTTGGTCTGCTTCAGGTAGAATTTATGTAAATGGAGTTGCTGTTGGAACAAATAGAAGTACATCTTCAACTTCATATGTTACTCAAACTGCTGAAGATATAACAGTTAATGCTTTTGATTTAGTTCAAATATATGCTTTAGAATCTGGAGGTTATGGAGCTTATGTAAGAAATATGAATATTTCATATGATTTAATAGATGATACTGATTATAATATAATAAAATAATTATATGGTTACACAAATACAAAATTTTTACATAGCAAAGATAACACGTAACTGGTCTGCTACAACAGGAGACTTTAATGTGTCTGTTAAACCTACAACAACTTCAGGATGGATAACAGTATCTCCTAATAACTCAACACTAAGAGAAATAGTTAAATTTTCTGCTACAGGAACAAATACTTATGGTGATTTTATTACTATAAGTAATATTTCTGATAGAGGTGTTGGTGGAACAAATGCACAAACACATACAATAGGAGAAGAAGCAAGAATGAATATTACAGCAGAGCATTGGAAAGAACTAAATGATAATGCAGTTGCTCCTAATATAACTATTGGAACTGTTACAGGTGGACCAACAGCTATTGTTACAAATAGTGGTACTCCAGTTAATGCAGTATTTAATTTTACATTACCAAAAGGAGACCAAGGAAACCCAGGAACTCCTGGAACAAATGGTACTAATGGAACTGGTGCAACTGTTGTTACAACAATATCTAGTCCTGGTTCTGACTTAAATGTTCCTTCTGAAAAAGCATTAAGGACTGAATTAGATGGTAAACAACCAGTTGGTTCTTATGCTACATCAACACAAGGAACTAAGGCTGATAATGCTTTACCTAAAACTGGTGGAACAATGACAGGTAAAGAAACATTAGCAGGACACGATGAAGTAGCTAAAACTTATACACCAGCAACAGGTTCTCAAACAGTTGTATTAGATTGTTCTGTAAATAATATTCATGTAGTTTCTGGACATGCTTCAGGAACAGCAATAACATTTACAATAGCAAATGCTACAAATTCTCAACCATTTATAGTTTCTATTCTTCAAGGAGGAACAACAGTTTCAACTATATCAGGATGGTTTGCAACTATTAGATGGGCAGGAGGTTCAGTTCCGATACTTACAGCAACATTAAATAAAAGAGATACATTTGGATTTATTAGAACAGGAGCTAACACATATGATGGCTTTATAATTGGACAGAATTGTTAATATGGAACTTACAGATAACTTAATTTCATATTATAAATTAGATGGAAATTCTAATGATAGTGTAGGTTCTAATAATGGAGCTGATACTTCTGTTACATATTCAACTGCTAATGGAAAAATAGGACAAGGGGCAGGATTTAATGGAACAAGTAGTCAAATACAAATTAGTGGTTTATTAGGTTCATTGCCTACTATTACAATATCTGTATGGGCTAATATTACATCGAAAGGTTTAAACGGAGCTGAAATAATAAATATAGGAGATTATTTTGCCATAAGAGCTAATGATGCTACATATAAAACTACTATGTTTTACCATACTGGTTCAAGTTGGGTTAATGTAACAACAAATACTAATTATATAGGAACTGGTTTCCATTTATTTACGGCAGTATTTGATAATATTAATCATACTCAAAGTATATATGTAGATGCAGTATTAAAAGGTTCTGGAATTGATACTAATAGTATAAATTATACTGGGGGTGCATCAAATACAACTATTGGTAGACATCCAGTTGATACATCATATTTTATGGGAGGTTCTGTAGATGAAATAGGAATTTGGTCAAGAGCATTATCACAAGCAGAAATAACACAGTTATATAATGGAGGAGCTGGATTATCTTATCCATTTTTATCAGGAGCATCATTTTTATATAGTATGATTTAACATTATTAATAATTAAAAAACAATGGCAACACAAACAAAAGCACAAGTTAAAGC